CTATCTATGGTCAGTATATCCCTGGATTCACACCTCTTGAACAAGCTGTTGCTATTTATTTGCAATTGCAGAACAAGAATGAGGATGAGGATAGTGGTGATAGAAATGATGATGATGATCCAGACATGAGTAAATCATTAGAATTTGATAGAAGCTTGTACACTGATCCTAACATCAATGAACAATTAGAACTAAATGAGCTTAGTAAAGATAAAAAGATGGAGATTATGAACCATCTATCTCTTGTAGGTAAGTTTGGTAATGAGTTCAAGGTGGAGAAAGAGATATCTGAGAAGATAGTGGCTAATTCTGATCAATATTCTAAGATGATTATGAGAGATTATGCTCAAATGCACATGATGGACCTATATCAGAAGATGTTTCCAAATTTCAGAACTAAGTTCTTGACTAAAGATTTGACAGTGAATGTCCCAGTTGATAGAAAAGAACAGATTCAGAAGATCATTATTATATTAGATTTCTCTGGAAGTATGCATGAAGAACAGAAACAAATCTGGGTGAATGCTATATTAATAGATAGGTTCAAATATGTAATGAGAGGAGAAGCTGAAGTGTTCTTTAGTTACTTTGTACATGATCCAGAACAGTTACACTTCCAACATATCACCAATAAAGAAGAGGTGATAAGATTTTGGCAAACATTTTCTAATGAGCCTAATGGTGGTGGAACAGAAGTTGGTGAAATGGTTGAGTATATTTCTAATGAAATATCTAGTGGTAAACTATGTAACCTACAAGTTGATCTTTCACAAGAGAAACCTGAGATTCTTATTATCAATGATGGAGAAGATGATATTGGTACAGATGCATTTCCTTATAAGGTGAATGCTGTATCATTGATGGAATTCAATGATGATTTGAGAGATTTATGTCTTGCTACAGGTGGTAAACAGATCAAGGTGACTCAAGATGAGAGAATCTATAGCTACACAGAAGGTGTAGGAGAGCAAGAGATTAAAATATAATTGGTGGTTTGTTTGTTTTATTTATCCCTGTGAATTATATTTGCAGGGATTTTGTATAATCACTGGGGACTATAAACGCCATCCTGTTAGTTTAAATAGTCAGTGTAGGTTTGCGTATCACTGAACTTACCTATATTATACATTTATGTTTCATATCATTGTAGTCAGTTTAAAACTCACTAGAGTGATATAAAAGATAAAATAGCTAAGCTGTGTAAAGCACCAGATCTGATAAACTGTAGAAGCTAAGTCAGGTGTACCAAATTGGCTAAAGGTTATTCCAGAACTGGATAGAGGCACAAGAAAATAAGTCCTACATTACAAGTTCGAACCTTGTCCTGACTACAAAAAAATCGTACACTATAGTTTCTCGTTTAGAATGCAACTATAATAGGTGAATATGAATAGGCCATTCATAGTAGGTTTGGCGATATCCTACAAAATTGGGGGTGACTGGATTTGACAGGTTACCAATAGTTAGTACAATCAGCCAGAGAGATAACTGTAAACTAAGGTGAATTTAATTAAATGGCAAAAACAATTCTCGTGTAGTGGCTCTAGGAGCAAACGCACAAATCGAAGCTAACATGAACAAAGTATTCTCTCTATTGAGAGAAGAAGTTGCTGTAGCAGCCTAAATTACCAAGATTTCTCTGTTAGATTAAACAGAGTGGTGGAAACGCTCAAGCCTAGCTTGACCCTATAAGCTGTATAAATTGTAATAACGAACGTAGTTTGGACGAGGGTTCGAATCCCTCCACCTCCACTTTGTGCTCTTACATGCACATTAAACTTGTAAGATTGGTCTCTGATGTTAGGGAACGCTTGTGAGTAGCAGTGCATAACTCTCAATAAAAGTCTCGATTCGCCAAGCGTTTTGGGGCTTTTTTAATTTGTATTAATCCTTAATAATAAATAAAATGAAAAAAATCGAAATGGAACCAACAGAGTTCTACCACTTCAGAAAATTAGCGTTTGCAATTAGTCTTGCATTCGGATGTACAATATCACATGGTGTGTATATTGTAGAAGCCAGTATAGACCAACTTGAACAGTTGGGTTATTAAGGAGGGAAATTCAAGGGCTCTGTAGTGGAGCCCTTATTTCTTATTAACTTAAAACAAATAACATTATGACACTAGAAACATATATAGAATGTTTATATCAAACTGTTATACATAATTTTAATGAACACGTTGAAATGCTTTACATTCAAGCAAAAAGCAAAATTTCAAAAGAAAGTGTAAAGGAAATTGATGAAAAATCCATTGAAGATTGGTTAAAAAAACGTGGTTATACAATGAATTATGTTTTAGGAAAAAGAGTAATGGTAAAAGATTTTACTTGTGTTTTTGTAAATAAAAATGTAATTGAAGTTTGGCATGATAAAACTAAAAATAATAAATCAGTTTTTATAAATGAAAGTTTACTAACTGGATTACCAATTACATTAGACTATATGGAAAGAATTTAAAAATAACTAAGATATGAACAAATTTGAATGTAGTGAGTGTGGTACAAGATACAGCTCACCAGAAACAACACCACCTCCAGGTATTAAATGGAGTGATGGTCATATATGTACCCCTAAACCTGTAAAGTAATGACGAAGAAAGAAAGAGTGTTATATCACAAACTAGCAGCATTAAGTAATCTGTTAGTAATGGAACTAGATGAGATGAAACCTACAGCAGAGATTGGTGCAAACTTACATCAGAAGGCTAAAGAGTTTATTGAAACATTAGAACCATTCATAGAAGCATCATTTGATAGTGAACAAGTTAGATCAGGAACATATTTGATTGACTTATGTCACAAGGTAGATACAGTGATAAGAAAGAACTACGAACAAATAACAAGCTAACAATGAAAAAACTACTATTAGGAGCTCTACTACTATTGAGCATGTTTTGTTTTTCACAAGAGAAAACATTTGCAAGAAAATATAATTATTCTGTTTTAGAAAAAGAAACAACATTCAATAAAATAGATCTTACTGTTGTGTTTAATTACAAAGGAACAAATGATGTTGTATTCTATCTTCCAGGAAGAGAAATCTATATGTATAGAATATCTGATGTAACAACAGGTAAAACTAAATCTGGACATCCATATCAATTATTTGATTGTATCAATGGTGATGGTGGTGAAGAAGTTACATTACAGCTATTTGATGATAATGTATTGAGAGTGTTTATGAATGGTGATTATGTAGAATATCACGAAGAATAACAACTATGAGAAGATTTTTAGTATATTATTTTACAGAAACAAATGATCAATGTACAGAACTAGAGATCATTATTAAAGCTGATGACATGGAACATGCTTTAAAAGAATTTAAGAAAGAAGTGAAAGATCACAAATCAGTAACAACTATAACAGAACTTACTTATGTTTAAAACTATAACAGTAGATGTAAACATCTATGATGTCACACTAACAGTTAGTGGTGATTATGAAGCTGAAGAACCAAGAGAGTTATATGACAGTAACATGGAAGGTTATCCAGGAAGTGGTGCTGAGTTTGATTTACAATCAGTAGAATTAGAAGGAGTAAACATTATTGATTTACTCAGTGCTAATGTAATTGAATTAATTAAAGAAAAAGTAATCGAAAATCAAGAAAATTAAAAATTATGAAAGTAGTAAACGGAAAATGGCAAGACAGAAATGGTGATCCAATCAATCATTTCAACGCATCAGAACTTATGGAAATAGGTCAGAAGGTGAAAGCAGTGTATGGTGAAGATATCACATCTAGTAGAATAGAATTGGTATCATCTATTGTTAATTTATCAGATAAAGAAGAAAGAAGTCTTGCTTATCTATTGAATAGAGATGATGTAAACTTCTCTAAGTTAGCAGGATTCTAGTTATGGGACCAGGTGATATAATTGGTAAAGAGTTTACCTGTTTTGAGTTTAAAGATGATAAGGAACTTATTCTTTGGGACTCTGTCTATGAAAAAACTTTAGGAAAGACTGCTACTGTTATAGAGATAAACAGTTCACATCCACAATATGCCTATGCAAAGATTAATGTAGGTATTGGTAAAACAAGAAGTCTACACTTTCCTACACAAATGATCATAGATCAAATTGAATATGGAAACAAGTCTGTAGAAGAAATCCTTAATGAAATGAAACAATTAATATCAAGAATATGAGTGCATGGTACATTTTAGACAATAACAACAAGCCTGTTCTTAAACCAACATTAGAAGCAGCACAGTGGTTAGAAGATAATGATCATAGAAGAACAGTGAAACGAGATGAGATTGGTGATATAACAGTCTCAACAGTGTTTCTTGGTCTTGATCATGCTTGGAATACATTTAAACCAGTATTATGGGAAACTATGATATTTGGAGGAGAACACGATCAATATCAAGAGAGATATACATCACACAAAGATGCTCTTGAAGGACATGAAAAAGCATTAACCTTAATAACAAAAAAATAATGGAAAAAGAATTTATACCTTATGAATTAGCTTTAGAGTTAGATAAACTAGGTTTTAATGAATCTTGCATGTTAGCATATCATCCAGATCTTTATTTAGAAGAAGAAGAAGAAGGAACAATAACTCCAGAATTTTATGAAGATGGTATAACAAACGAAAAACTTAAGTATATTACTATTGAACTAAATGAAGAAGAAACAATTACAGCTGAGGGATTCATAGATAGTTATACAGCACCAACTTGGCACCAAGCATTTAGATGGTTTAGAGAGAAGTATAATTTGGTTTGTATTGTATTCAATGATGATGGTGATATTGAACATGATAATATAAGATTCAACTGGGAGATAAGAGTTATTACACATTCATTTAAGAACATGAAAAATCAAAAGAATGCATGTTTAGGTGAGTATAATTATAAAACCTATGAAGAAGCAGAACTTGAATGTTTAAAGAAACTAATAAAAATTGTAAAAAAGAAATAACATGGCAAAACTAAACGAAGAGATTCAGAAGGTAATAGACAACGCTAGCGATGTTCTATACAGAGAAGAGATCTACATCAACAATAGACACGAGTATGATTATCATAAACTTGAGGCTGCAAAGAATGTAACTGTACACACACTGTATTTCAGTGAGGATGAAGAGTGGGCTGAGAGTATGAGAAAACAAGTTGCAATGCAACTAGTGGATAATGGTGATGGTATAGAGATTATTGGTATCAATGCTAAAAAGCATCTTGATTATTTAGAAGCTGAACAATTACATATATTGTTAAGACTATCTAGTACACATTGCGTGTATCAAATCACTGAACCTGCAATTAAAAAAGAGTTCTAATGTGGTATCCAGCAGAAATATCATTGTCAAGCTATCTTCCTGATGAACTTCAGGAAGGTATGCTTTTCATTAACAGAATATCTGTTGGTGTTGTAGAACCATACATTGAGCTATTTGAACTAGAAGAGGTTCCTGAAGATGCTGATGCATTTATGGCCAAGAATGGTGCTCCTGTTGAACTAATTATCATTGATGATGAAGGAGGGTTACTTGCTTCACATGATGAAATAGGTTGGTGGGATGAAGGTGAGGATTCAGATGAATACAGAGATGTAACATTAGATGACATCAATTATCTATTGAGAGAACTTGATGGATATGTTGATATAGAAGTAGATGAACACGGTGTAATTCTTATGGAAGACAGAGTGGTGTTATCACTTGCACCAGAAGAAGATGATGATGATGATTTAGAAGAATAACTAATTTTGTTATTGCAATAATAATATTTTTAATTATCTTTGTAGGCTATGAAATTTATAAATTATTTAGTAAGATGGATATCAAATAATCTTGCAATGCCTTTCTGGGTTGTAGGACATATCCACCTATCTCTTAATATATATGAAGATTTGCATGAAATTTTAATTTCATTTGGAATGAATATCATAGTGGCAATAGGCTTTTGGCTAGATTGGAAAGATCATAAAAAATCAACGAGAGAATAAAAGAAAAACAATTTAAAAACAAAAAGATTATGGGAACAAGAACAACTTCTATTAATTGCTACAATCAAATTAAAGCAGAAGGATTACTTTCAAAATTAAGATTAAGAACATTAGATGCTATGCTTTATTCTTCGCCTTGTACTGCTGGAGAATTACAAAGCTACATTGATCAAAATCAAATTCAAGTTAAACACGCTTGGAAATTACTATCTCAATTAAGAGATTTAGGAGTAGTTTACGAAAAATCAGAAAGAAAATGTAAAGTTACTGACAGACTTGTAATAGAGTGGGATTTAACAGATAAATTACCAATTAAATCAACAACTACTTCCAATACAAAAAAACAAAGGGTTGACGACACTATAAATGCTTTACGTTTATTATGTAAAAAATTATCAGCAACCAAACATGAATTTCAATCAGTAGCTGATTTAATTAAAAAAATATAAATCAATTTTTAAATTAAAATAAGATTACATGGACAATAAAAACGTAATTATTTATGACATAGAAACCATGCAAGAACTATTCTTAATAGTTTGTATGGTGCCTGGTAAAGCAGGTAAAAGCTTTCAAGTGTCTAAATGGAAGAATCAATTAGATGCTTTCGTTAGATATACAGAAGCACATCCTGATGCTTATTGGGTAGGTTATAATAATCTACGTTTTGATAGTCAGGTTGTTGAATGGATCTTAAGAAATCATGACAATTGGCATGAACTGTCTAATTTAGAAATATGTTCTAGAATAGCACAGAAGGCTGCAGATGTTATACATGATGCTAACTATGAGGTTTTTCCTGAATATAGAGAGCACGAACTAACATTAAAACAAATAGATCTATTTAAAATTCATCACTACGATAATAAGAATCGTATGGTGAGTCTGAAGAGACTAGAGTTTGAGATGGACCTAGAGAACATTGAGGAGATGCCTATTCATCATACCAAGACTAACATGACCAAGGAAGAGGTTGAAATGACCATTGACTATTGTTATAATGATGTAGATGCTACATATGAATTCTACAAGATAACACTAGGTGACACTGATCACCCATTGTACAAAGGGAATAATCAAATAGAGCTGAGACAAGATATTGAAGCTGAGTTTGGTATACCATGTCTGAACTATTCAGATAGTAAGATAGGTGATGAGATGATTAAGAAGTATTACTGTTCTGAGAAAGGAATTCAATACAAAGAACTTCCTAAGAAGGGATACTTTAGAAAGAGTATAAACGTAAAGAATTGTATTGCTAAGTATGTAACATTTGAAACTGATCAACTTAAAGATTTCTTAAAGAAGATTACAAAGATGCAACTTGGCTTACAAGATGATTTCAAAGAGCATATAGATTTCTATGGAAATGTATATTCTTTTATGAAAGGAGGTCTTCATACAGAGAACAAACCTAAAGTGTTTGAGGCTGATGAAGAGTGTGAGATAATCGATTGGGATGTTAGTTCTTACTATCCTGCTATCATCATCAACAATGGGCAGTTTCCTGCTCATTTGGGTAAAGAATTCCTTAGGGGATACAAACAGATGTTTGATAAGAGATTGGAGCTAAAACCGCTTGCAAAGAAGGATAAAAAGATTAAAGGAATTGTAGGAGCCCTTAAACTTGCAGTTAACTCTGTGTATGGTAAGTCATCTGATATGCAAAATTGGATATATGATAGGCAATTAACTATGTTCACCACAATAACTGGTGAGCTTAGCTTGATGATGCTTATTGAGAAATATGAAACCAATGGCATACATGTGATCTCTGCAAACACAGATGGTGTAACTATCAGGATTAAGAAAGATCTGATTCCTTTGATGCATGATATCAATGCATGGTGGTGTGATGTAACTCAATATGAGTTAGAGAGAACTGACTATTCCAAGATTATCTTTAGTACGGTGAATGATTACTTAGCAATTATGACAAATGGAGAGATTAAAAAGAAAGGTGATTTCCTTACTGATTTTGAATTACACAAGAATAAATCGGCAAGAGTGGTTCCAATTGCTCTTGAGCATTACTTTGTACATGGTATTCCTGTGGAGCATACTATTAAATCTCATACTAATCTATATGATTTTTGTATAAGACAGAAAGCAACTAGAAGTTTCCATTACGAGGGAACTAATAGATCTACAGGTGAAGTGACCCAGTACAACAAGTTAATTAGATACGTTGTGTCTAATACTGGAGAAAAGATATTCAAGGTTAAGAATCCTGAATGTCAAACCAGAGCTGCTGCAATCAGTCAAGTGGAAGCAGGTGAATGGGTATGTAAAGTGCGTAACTTCTTACCAAAGAATTCACCAGTTGACAATGTCAATTATGATTACTATATTGAGAAAGCTAACAGAATAATCACTAAGGTGAAGACTGAAGGTAAGCGAATCAAGACAGTATTTATACCTAATCAATTAAATTTATTTCAATGAAAGCTAAAGTGAACAGAGAAAACATTACAAGACATCTAATAGAATACCAACTAGAAATGGTTGGTAAAACTATGTTAGATACATTGTATGATGACCAGTGGTATTTTAACATTACAATGACTTCAGAACAATATGAACAGTTCAGGAAGTATTCATTATCACTATTAAAAAAAATCTTTAAATTTAACAATTCCAGAGCTATTTCAACCTTTGAGTGGTTTAACATGGCTTATGGATTAAGAATCAAAAATTAAAAATTATGGAAACACCTAACATTATTTTAGTATTAGTTATATTGACATCTTTGTCAATATTAAGTTTTATATTATTAAAAATTTCAAACAAGGAGTATCCTCCCAAAGAGGAAGAAATTGTACGTCCAAAGTTTGAACCTAGAAAGATGCATTATGTAGCTGGTACAGATCCTTATGAAGCTGAAAAGCCTAAAAGAAGATACAAGAAAAGAAGAAAAAAGAAACCAGCTGTTGCAAATAATGCATCTGTTGAAAAAAGACCTGTTGGAAGACCTAGAAAAGTTGAATAATGGATTGGATAGTAGAAGATTGGGAATATCCTAATGATCATATCTATGCAATGGAAAGACACCATGATATGCAATTAGAATGGCAACAGTGGGAAGAAGAGCAGGAACGTAAGAAACGTTTACCTGCAATTATAAAAGTAGTAACACCAATATTAGTAGATGAAGCTGAATGTAACACCAGAACAGTTCGAAGAGCTCATCAAACGAGGTTATAATTTAGATGTAATATTCTTATTGAAGTTGATAGACGATCAATTTGATGTTTCTCCACTATGTGAGGGAAGTATGAAGATTGCTTCTGTCTATCAGTCTTTGATAAGAAAAGCACTGATAACCAAAGATGATGAAAAGCTCACATTGGTAGGTAAAGACTTATTAGAATTCATGGATGCAAAGAGCACTGGAAGGATAATAAAGAGAAAACCTGCAACAACAGATTTTGAAGAGTGGTGGAAGACTTATCCAGGCACTGATTCATTTGAGTAT